AGAGGGCAAGGTTATACTTAACCAAGCCATGATGGAAGGTAGTAGAACAGGTAAGGCTGCTGAAGCTGATCTGATGCTACTGCTTGCCAAGAACCCTGAGGTAGAGGGCGAAGACGAGTCCTCTCCACAACGACACATTAACGTGGTCAAAAACAAACTGTCTGGTTGGCATGGCAAGATTGTCTGCGAACTAGACTACAAGACAGCGAGGTACACAGCATGAATAAACTACAACCAGTAAAAGGTGCATACTACAGAAGATTTCAACCTGAGTCATACAGGGAGAATGATGGTAAAGCAAAACAAATAGTTATGGACTACTTAGAAAGAAACGGACATACAAACTTGTCAGCAGGTGAAAACTTTTCTTTTGATATTAGTTCAGAAAAGAATGGACATAAGTATTATTCTGAGGTAGAAATGAAGAATCAGTGGAATCGAATGATACCACCGACTGCCATTGCAAATTGGAATCCAACATGGAAGGAGATACGTATACCCCATCGTAAAATAAAATTAATAAATAAATTTAGGGACATGGATGATAATTCATTCTTTAACTTTTATGTAATCCGTAGTGACTGCAAGTATGCTTGGAGAATCAAGGACTTTCAAATGACACAGGAATCTATAAAAGAAGTCTGGCTATCTAATGCAAGACGTAAAGAACATTTCTTTCATATACCTTTTGAAGAAGCAGAACTAGTTAAACTAAAGGACACAGTATGAGATTGATATTAGACGTAGAGAATAATGTAACCAAGCGTGGTGACAAGCTACATCTTGATCCATTTGAGCCTGACAACTGCCTAGTTATGGTAGGCATGAAGACGGACAACTGGGAAAGAGTAGTCACGTTTGAGCATTCGACTGAGCCACCAACTCCCAACGGCTTCAATATAGTGCAGGAGCAACTAGATAAAACTACTGTGCTTGTGTGTCACAATGTTGCACACGATTTGATCTGGCTGTGGGAGTCAGGCTTCAAGTATGACGGTATTGTATTTGATACTATGCTAGGTGAGTATGTGCTACAGCGTGGACAGAAACAACCTCTGTCGTTAGAACAATGTGCAGAACGATACAATCTAGATACAAAGAAACAGGACACACTCAAAGAATATTTCAAGAGTGGTACATCTGTATCTGACATACCACATGACGAGCTAAAAGAATATCTATTGCACGATTTACGAGCTACGTTTAGTCTTGCCGATCATATACATCACAGGTTTATGAATGGTGACAGCGATCTATTTGATACTGTTACACACACAAACATGGTAGCTGTATGTTTATGTAAGATATATGCTCGTGGATTCAAGGTGGATCTCGACAAGCTTGAGGATGTTAGAAAAGAGTTTGAGAAAGAGAAGCAAGATATTATACGTGAGCTTGGACAGCAAGTGCAGGATCTCATGGGTGATAGACCTATCAATCTTAATAGTCCAGAGCAGTTGTCTTGGGTTATCTACAGCCGTAAACCAAAAGATAAGTCTATGTGGGGCAACTTCTTTGAACCCTACATGAACAAGTCTGACTTTAACAAAGCTGTTAGTGAACACAGCGATGTTATGTATAAGGTCACGGCTAAGACATGCCCTATGTGTAGAGGACGTGGACACATTACTAAGATTAAAAAGAATGGCACACCATTTAAGAAGCCAAACAAGTGTCCAAACTGTAATGAGTCTGGTTGGTTGTATGAAGACAGACCCTTTCAGATAGCAGGTCTAAAGTTTAGACCACCTACAGCTAAGTGGGTTAGTGCCAATGGGTTTAGCACAAACAAGATCAACCTTGAGATACTTGAACACTTTGCCAAGCGTAGTAACAATACAAAAGCCGAGTTGTTTCTCAAGCGTGTGCGTAGATTGTCTGCACTAGAGACATACCTGTCCTCGTTTGTTGAGGGTATATCTACATATACTAAGCCTGATGGTAAGCTACATGTTAGATTACTACAGCATCGTACATCTACAGGACGATTCAGTGGTGCAGATCCTAACATGCAGAACATGCCTAGAGGTGGTACGTTCCCTGTGAAGAAGATCTTTGTGTCCCGATGGGAAGGGGGTAAGATACTTGAAGCTGACTTTGCACAGCTAGAGTTCAGAACTGCTGCCTATTTGTCACAGGATGCTACAGCTATCAAAGAGATAGAAGATGGCTTTGATGTACACAGTTACACTGCACAAGTTATTACTGACGCAGGACAGCCTACATCTAGGCAAGAAGCAAAGGCACACACGTTTGCTCCTCTGTATGGTGCAACAGGCTTTGGCAGATCTGAAGCAGAAGCATCCTACTACGAGCAGTTTAGTTCAAAGTATAAAGGTGTAGCTAAGTGGCACAAGACACTAGCTAGTGAAGCATTACAGACAGGACGCATTAAGATACCATCTGGTAGATCGTTTGCATTTCCTGATGTTGTAAGACGTGGCAACGGTTCAGTGTCACACTTCACACAGATAAAGAATTATCCTGTACAAGCATTTGCTACGGCAGATATTGTACCACTAGTTCTCATGACTATAGATAATATGCTCATGAATATGGATAGTTGCATAGTAAATACTGTGCATGATTCAATAGTAATAGATGTCCATCCTGACGAAGTGGATGACGTTCTAAAGATAGTAAATAGTATAAATAGTGAAATGAAGAAACTCATTGATACTCGTTGGAATATAGACTTTAATGTCCCATTAAAATTAGATGCAAAAATAGGAGACAACTGGCTTGACACCAAAGACGTATGATGATATAACTATAACACTTTTCAATTATAAGGAGATAAATATATGAATATAGTAACATTAAATGACAGCCCTGAAATGATAGCAAAAGCTATGGGAATGGCAGAAGTTCCTGCAGAGAAGAAGTCCTCTGGAGTTACGTTGCCTAGATTAAAAATACACAACAGTGCAATCATGGGTACTGAGGAGATCAAAGGTAAGAAAGTAAATATCGAAAAGCTTTCTGGTGGATCTTTCAGGATTGATATGCCTGATGAAGGTGGTGTATATTTTAAAGAAGGTCTTGAGATCAAGCCTTTTGCCCAACGGTTTATGTACAAGCGATGGGACACACTTAAAAATAACTTTGTCAGAAGTGTCATGACAGGTAGCCTGAAGCAACTCAGAAACATGGATGTCAAGGACACGGATGGTGGTTACAACTGTGGTAGACCTTCTGGTTTCATGTCAAAAGAAGAGTTTGATGCTCTGCCTGACAACAAGAAGACTCTTATTCGATCTGCTAAAGAGGTTAGAGTTATACTTGGTGTAGCTAACTTTGATGGTGCATTGAAGCAAGAGGGTGAAGATCTTGTTGAAGCTGATCTTGGTTACGTTCCTTTCGTATGGGACATACAGAATCAAGAGTCATCAAAAGACATTGATGCTGTGTTTGCTAAGTGTCAGCAACTAAACGTAAATCCTCTAGACTTTCTGACTAAGATTGAGACTAGTGAAAGAAAGTTACCAAACGGTAACAGTTTCTATGTTACTAAGTCCTCTCTTGACCTATCTAATAAAGTGGATAGAGCAGATACGGATGAAGAGCATTTCGTTAGCTTTCAGTCTTGGATTCAAGGATACAATCAGTTTGTTATTGGAAAGCATCACGAGCTTGCACACACTAACGAGAGTGTAGACAAGGAACTTGTTGAGTCTTTCATCGACATAACATCTGATGAGAAAGTTCAGTAACCATGAACCACAAAGCAGAATTAAAACTGCATCGGTTCTTGGATAAAGCCACTGACGGTGAGAGGGTATTGTCTGATGCAAACATCAACAAGATTGCAAAAGATATTAAAGAAGCCTTACACCGTCAGTTTGGCTCACAGAATAACAGGAAAGAGTTTAGACTACGTATGTCTAATATAGGTAAGCCTACCTGTCAGCTTTGGTTTGAGAAGAACCAACCTGAGAAAGCTCTACCACTTCCTAATAACTTTGTGATGAACATGATGTTAGGAGATATCGTAGAAGCTGTATTCAAAGGTCTGCTTAGACAGGCAGGTGTTGCCTATGATGACTCTAAGAAAGTTAGTATGGAACTCAAGATTGATTCTAAGATTGAGGGTACATACGACATTGTTATAGACGATGCTGTGGACGATATTAAGTCTGCGTCAGATTGGTCTTATAGGAATAAGTTTGAATCATTTGATACACTAGCAACAGAAGATCCTTTTGGTTATGTGGGTCAGCTTGCAGGGTACGCACAGGCTCTCAATAAAAGGGCAGGTGGATGGTGGGTAATAAATAAAGCTAATGGTAACTTTAAATATGTTCCTGCTGATGGTTTGGACTTGACAAAAGAGATAGATAAACTATCTTATAACCTAGATGTAGTTGAGAGTAACGAGTTTAAAAGATGTTTTGAACCAGTTGAAGAAACATTCAGAGGTAAGCTAACAGGTAATAAGATTCTGAGTAAGACATGTTCTTTCTGCAGATATAAACAAGCCTGTTGGACAAACTTGCAGGAGATACCATCGTTGGTGTCACAGGCAAGAGATCCAAAGATTGTTTCATATGTTGAAATAAGAAAGGAGAAACTTATATGACAAGTAAAGAACCTACGTTAGAGGAGATGGCTGAACAAATCTCCGATTTACAAACACAACTATCCGACATGAAGAAAGCATATAATGAAAAAAAGTATGCTGCCTATAATGCTGCCAAAGAAGCATACCTTGCAGAAGCAAAAGCTCTGTATGGTGATAGGCATGTTCCTCTGTCGAGAACATATTCTGTCTGGTGGTAGTTGTTATATACTGCTAAACAGTATCAGGTAGCACGTAAGTTAGGCTATCGTAGTGGACTTGAGGTCAAGCTCTCAGAGTTTCTTGATGAACTAAAGATAAAATATATCTATGAGGGTATCAAGATAGAGTGGGAAGACTTAGCCTACAGACAATACACACCTGACTTTGTGCTACCTAACGGAATAATAATAGAAACAAAAGGATTGTTTACTGTTGATGACAGACGCAAGCATATCGCTATACAAAAACAACACCCGAAGCTTGACATACGTTTTGTGTTTACAAGTAGCAAAAGAAAATTACAGAAAGGATCTAAAACTACCTATGGTATGTGGTGTGAAAAGAATAACTTTAAATACTACGACAGAATTATACCAGAGGGTTGGCTAAAAGAACGTAAGAAAAAACCACATCCTGAGTTCATAAAGTTCACAGGTAAAAAAATTATAAGGAGGTATAAATGACACAGAACGGATTCAAAGACTTGCATTTTAAATTAGATGATCAGGATATAATGATTCGTATGAAACCAATACTAGATCATCAAAAAAATTGGACAGGAGATGTACACTTACAAGTTATAGACTCTGTACAAAATCCTTTATCAGATAGAGACTTTAATGATATCATGTTCTTTGCAAGAATGTGCCTTGTGGGTATTGACTTACTTAGAACAGATGAAGAGTGGTCAAAGAAAGTTTATCAGATGGTTAGAAAAGAAATAGATGATGAAATAAAACCTAAAATTATTGATAGACAGGACAATGTAATTAAGGTAGACTTTAAAGCAATGAAAGAGAAACTAAATGGGAGTGCATGATATGGCTAAATGGGAAATGAATTGTAAGGAGAAAGACATGGTAAACAATCCACCACACTATAACAAATATGGTGTAGAATGTATTGAAGCTATTCAGTCGGCTACAGGAGAGGGGTACGAGTATTATTTGCAGGGTAATATTATTAAGTATCTTTGGAGATACCGATACAAGAATGGTGTGCAAGATCTAGAGAAAGCACAGTGGTATCTTACTCGCTTGATTGAGATCAAAAAGAAAGCAGAAGATAGCTTTGACATTGAGTTGAGTGATGGTTGTTAAGATCTACCTCACTCTTGATATAGATAAAGATGAGTATCCTGTACCTGCTGACGGAGATCCTAGTCAAGAAATACAAGAAGCACTAGACGAGTTTATCTATGATATTGACGGACTAAAAATTAAAAACATACGAATAACATTGGAGGACTAACATGAACGACTATCAAAAATTTATTGCAATATCTAGATATGCTAGGTGGATTGACGAAGAGGGAAGACGTGAAACATGGGAAGAGACTGTGCAAAGATATGTGGACTATATTACAGAGAAAGTAAAAGGACACTTACCTAAACCACAGATTATTGATGCTATAACTAACT